GCAAGTTTAAAGTCCACAGGCTATCCTGCTACCTCACGAGGGCCCTCCCAAGTGTACTTGGGACCTCTAGGGAATGTTGCAGACTGGACTGCAACCACCCACTGTGTGGGAATTGACACGAGCGACATATAGAATACAAGCACTAACATATTTTTGACAACGGGTGGCATTGCACTACACGGGGTTACCAGCCACGGGATCCCTCCCTACCGACATCCACTCACCCAAGTGGACCATCCGTGCAGTACTGCGTTGTGTTTTGTGGTTTTATAAATTTTTATTCTGCTTAGCGGCGCGGAAGGAAGCATCCGTTTTGGTTCGGAACAGCCCCTTACACCCCATAGTCCCAAATTGTTGCAATTACACCCTATCCTCATTAGCGTCACCATGAACGGGGTTGACGATCCCCGGGCAAGGTGGATGCAATTGTTTCCATGGTTAAGTGGGGGTAGTGGGGGTAACACGTTAGTGTGCTTTCCCCGCTCAGAAGAGTGTGTGGAATTCCAGGACGAGCTCGGCGACGAGATAACCGATAACAGTCGAAGCACTTGCACCCCCCGAACCACTTAGTGAGATCGCACCTGCGTTAGACAGGTTGATATCTGTGGAGGAGGAGTACGTGTACCATTCAACTGGTCGGTTTGCCCAGTAAGACTTGGGTGTCTTCAATTTGGGCCGGAGTATGGCGGTTGCTACAGCCGCATAGTCGTCGTTGAGAACCGGTACAATACCAGAGTCCGAAGAAGAGGAATTGCTGATGTTGAATGCACAGGAGTACTGAGAGGCAGCACCACCGGCTATCACAACCTCAGCTGTGGCTTCTACGATTCGGAAGTATCGGTATGGTGAGAGAATACCAGCAATTTGGCTAGACCAGGTCTCGAAGCCCGTGCGACTCAATGGACGAGAGTCGTCGGAGCTGAAAACCTCCGTAACCATTCGCGCATAAGCGCGCCCTGGATTTACAGCAGAGGATCCAGGCCATGCCGTTGGCATTCCCAAAACACCGGCAGTTGTGTTGCGGGTGTTGGCTCGTTTTGGTTTCCGATTCACACGCTTCTTCTGCATTGTGCGATTCTTATTGGTTTTCATTGGATTTGGTGATGAACAATTTGGTGGATTGTCAGCCCCAGGCAAAACCTGTGTTTCCACCGGAGGGAACTCCGGGGGCCCAAATTACCGTAGAACATCAAACAGCGGCAGTTGGGGCGCTTGAGATTCGTCGGGTGAATCGGCAAGTGTCCAGAGAGAGAAGTGTTGTTCAAGAGCGATTTGCTCGTCGGGGGTAATACCCCACGCCAAGAACACGCTAAACCTCGCCTCCTCCGTGATCACAGTTGCCTTTGACTCTTTGTCCCCGCGCATCATTCTCAACCCACTACTCTGGAGTTCCATTCCGGCGGCGACGTTACCGCCATCCAAACCGTTCCGAAGGAAGGCTTGGTAGAAACTTTGCATTACTGGCACCCCAGAGCAGAGAGCTAGGCCACATTCCCCAACTGCTGACATCCATTTACGAAGCCCTTGTTTATCATAGTTTGTGAGGCACATAGTGTCTTTGTGCAGTGCTGTGACTATGTTGCGAACCATGGTGTAACCGGTAGCAACGCGTACTGGGTGCATCTGACAGAACTCGATATGCTCAAGTTCGTAGACAGGCTCTTCGCAGGTCATGCGGAATCCCATTTCGAGAAACCACTCATCCAGACCAGCCATGAACTTGGCGAGGTCGCGTCGCTCCATAAAAACGACGCAATCATCTCCATTGTTGACCAGCTTGGTGTGAACTCCACGAGCTCGACTGTATGCCCATACTAGAGCACACATGATCAAGCAATTACCCAGCGCTGTGTTCATGTCACCTGAGGCACGTTTACCACGTGTTTTATACCGCAGCTTACCATCTGGTGCGTATCCGACTCCTCGGTTCCGCCGTTGCATAGACAGCAACCACCTCAACTTCGGGTCATGATACACCGCATCGTATATGGAATGTTCCCATTTGAGCATGTCTTCACACACGTGCATATCGAACTTAGTGGCATCCAGCCCAACAGCAACTGGGTCAGCGAAACTGTCCCATTTACCTTTGATAACTCTTGCCACTCCATCGACTGTGTATCCCTTCATGACCGTGGGTCCATCACCATAAATCTTAGCAATCCGTCTATACAGGCGGTGCTCGATTGGCTTGATGTACCGTCCTACCTCGAAGTTATAACGCGGGTCCCGGGGTTGGATGCACCGTGGTGCGCCCTCCTTTTTGACCTTCTCACATTTGACAAACACCTTTA